AGTAAGTACGATAATTTCTAAAATATCCCAAATTTTTGTTTTCATAAATTGTTATTTATTATTGCTAATTCAAATAAAAGCCCGATCCAGTCCACGCTCGGATCCATGCCATCATTAATTTTTGATAGTTGTTGTTCAATTTCTTCTTTTCTACTCATTTCCATTTATAAAATTGTCAATGTTTCATTTTGAAACAGTTTATAAAGTTCTCACGAAATCAATTACTGACTCTTTTTTCTGGTCATAATTAGCAGAGTCTATATCGATCCAGCCGTTATTAAATCTTTCAAAGTCATCTTCAAAATTGCAAATTACTATATCTTTTGCATTATCAACATCTGACTCTTTATAATTTGAGCTACAAATAGCTTCCGTGTCGCCCCAATCTGCGTAATCATCTTGAGAAGTACAAGATTCAAGTTCTTTGTCCAAATAATATTCAAAAGACGATTGAATATCTGCTTTAGTTTTTTTTGTTAATTTTGTCATAAATTAATTAATGTTATTATTTCATAAATAGTATAGCTCACAAGAGATGTGGCTATTGTTAGTAATATAAATATTTCTAGTTTTTGCATAATTTATTAATTAATAATTACAAGATTTTGTGAATCGTCGCCGAAATTTATAAAAAATAAATTTTTACGAACATCGCCTTTACGAGCTTGAAAATTTCTCAAAATTTTTATTTGTTGCCCGCCGAATTGTTCAGATTCTGTACCTTTGAAGCTAAAGCATCCGTCTTTAAAATTTTGAAAAGTGTCTCTGCAGGATATAACTTCTCCGTCAATCTCTCCGTCGTTTCTATCAATTATTCCTTCGATTTCTAAAAATTTTATTAAATTTTCATTTAATTTAAATTCTGATTTATTTCTTTCAATTGTCATATTTCCTTTTTTTGATTATTATTAAATTTAAATCGTTTCCGATGAGATTAGAATAACATTTTAAATTTTATGAGTCAATAGCTAAATACAAATAATTTATAATATATAATAACAATACATTTAATTAAATATAAATAATTTATAATATATAGTTGACATTATAAATATTTAGCGTAATATTTAATTATCGCTTGAGCGAGTTAATAATAATTAAAAATAAAAATATGAAATTCTTAAAAAAAGCTATTAAAATTGAAGGCAAATCTATCCCAGTTTTTTACTCAAAAGACGGTAGAATTGATGAAGTTAAAGGTTTAACTATTTATTCAAAATGTATTTTAAATAAACTACCAGCTCAATTAAATCCAAAAAATGATAGCGACGGAATGATGGATTATTTTGAAACTGATAAAGTTTTTATTCCAGTTGGATCAGTTTTGTTTAAGCAAGTTGAGGAAATTTATAATTCAATTAATTAATTATTGACATAATATAAATTACTTGTAATATAATCGTATTAACCATTAAAACAATTAAAATTTATTTATAATGAATTTAGAATTTAAACAAAAATTAAAAACCGCCTCAATTCAAACTAAATACCAGCCGCGCGGAAATGCAATTTATAATGTTATACAAGATAGACAATTGATGAAATCATTTTATTGCAAAAAGCAAGCAAAGGAAATGAGAGACACATTTAATTTATATGCTAAATTAAAAGCGGCTGGGAAAACTGATGATGAATAATATTAATTACAAAATGAATTTAGAGCAATTTAAACAAAAATTAAAGTATTTAAAAATCAATCAAAAGCAACTTGCAGCAGATTTGGATATAAGCTCGCAGCAAGTTAGCAACTGGAATAAAAAAGAGGAATACCCAAAATATTTAAAAATCTATTTTGAAAATTTTGACAATAAAGAGGAGCTTAAAATTCTAAAAGAGAAAATTAAAAATTTAATGTAATACAGAATATGGAAGCAATTAAAGTAGGAGATAGCGATGAGTAAAAATTTAGAACAAATCCAAGAAGAAAACCGCAGGGCAATTATCACGGCTTGTAATTCAGAGGCTAAGAGTTATGAAGAGGCTTTGAAAATGGAGTTAGGTTTTGGGTGCGAATTATTGATTGGATTGGGAATTGGTAAGAAAGCAAGCGATAAACTAACAATTAGTCTTTGTGATTTCCACCATTTTTGGGGAAACAAAGGCGAGGCGATACATAGTGGGATCAAGAGTTTTGAAACTAATTTTTGCACGCAAGATGAATTGCTTGAATTTACTAATAAAATGCTGGGAGAATTATGATATTTAATATAATATTTGGGATTTTGGTATTCTTGTTTTTAGCATCATATATTATTGATAGATTTGTAAAAACAGATATTCGTTACAAATCTATCAATAATATGTCTGGAATTTGTTTAGCAATTCTAACAATAATGGCAATAATTCTAAATTTGCATGAAAAATGTAATTAATTTTGAAGAAGCAAAAAAAAGACTAAGAGTAGATAAATCTGACAAAGTAACTCTTGACGAATTAAACAAAGCTTGCGATGAGCTGATAGAAAAAGAAAGGGAAAAATGGTTTTATGAAATTTTAAAAACAAAACCTTTTCCCAAGATTTGGGGCGAGCCGACTAAATTTTCTTTAAAAATTAGGGCAATCACTGTTAAATTTTATGGTGGAAAAATTGTTATTAAGCAATTTGGCAGAGTAATTGGGGAAAAAATATTTTATTAATAATTTTAAAAAAACATGACAGACATAACAAACAAAGAAACAGTAGAACAACTAAGAAGATATATTGAATCAATTGAAGCTAACGAAGCAGAGAAAAAAGAATTAACTGAAAGGATTGCTGAAGTTTACGCGGAAGCAAAAGCGGTTGGATTTGATGTTAAAACTATTAGAACAATAATCGCTCAAAGAAAAAGGGATAAAGAGGAGCTTTTAGAAGCAGAATATTTGCTGGAGACTTATCTGGAAGCTTTGGGTGGAAAATAAATGAAATTCTACGAAACTAGAAATCAAAGAGCTATTTTTAATGAAGATTACAAGACATTATTTCAAGTTGAAGATGAAGATTGTAGGGTTATCAATAATGTTGATCTAGCTGAACTAAAAATGTCGGTTAGAATAGCAAAATTCAATCTTAATCTTGATGTAAAGAATAGTTATTATTTGCAGCAATTAGGGAAGGCAGAGATTTTATTAAAAGAAAAATTGGAGAAATTAAAGATAATAAGCTAATGCGAATTCATAATGAGGGAGGATTTATATGTAGCTATGTTTCTTGTACCTTTGTTACTCGTGTATTTTCTTATCAAGATTTTAAGATTAGGATGAAAAATAAATACGATAAGATAAAATGAGCAAAAGAATAATTTGGAAAATAGAAAAAAGAAAACTTAGCGATTTAAAACCTCATCCAAATAATCCGAGACAATTTACGGAAAAAGGAATGAAAGACCTTGAAAATTCTATTAAGTCAATTGGCTTTATGCAACCGATTAACATAAACCAAGATGGCACAATTTTGAGCGGACATGCAAGAACTTTAAAGCTAAAAGAAATGGGCGAAATTGAGGTTGATGTTTATGTTCCTGATAGAGTTTTAACGCCAAAACAAGAGGAAGAAGTATTAATTAGAGCCAATGCCAACACCGCTGGACAATGGGATTGGGATATATTAGCAAACGAGTTTGAAGTTGGTGATTTAGGCGAATGGGGGCTTGATGTTCCTGATATTGAAATTGACAAAGAAGAGAAAGATGATGTTGGTATTGATGACGATGTTGATATATCAAATGTAGATATTATAGTTAAATGTGATCAACTTGATTTAGTTGATATAATTAACGATCTTGAAAAAATTAAGAAGAAATATAAAAATTTTAACATTAAAATAGATGAGTCACTTTAGAGGTGTAAAGACAAATAATGCTAAAATCACCGCAAAAGAGAAACTAAGAGTTATTCAAGGAATTAATAATTTATCTGTTCTTGATATTTATTGTGGCGCTGGTGAAATGTATAATGCAGTCTGGAACAAAGCAAAGAGTTACGAAGGAATTGATATAAAAGAATTTACTGATGGCAGAAAATTACATATCGGAGATGCTCCACAAATTTTAAAAAAAATTAATATTGATAAGTTTGATGTTTTTGATATTGATGCTTATGGATCGCCTTATGAATGTTTATTAATCATTCTTAACAAAATCAAAACAAGAAAAATTAGGCATTTCATTATAACTGATGGGATTGAAATTGATTTGAGAATGGGTAATATTGAACAGTTTTTTGGAATACTAACGGGAGTTGAATCAAGAAAAATAAATAACATTCATAAAATTCATGATCAGTTAATTCTTAAACTATTAAAGAATATTGAGCATAATTTAAATACTAAAGTCTCAAATTTTTTAATAGCAAAAGGAAAAACTGGTTCAGGAATGAGGTATTACAGATTTACGATCAATGATGCTGTTTAACTCTTAAAGGATTATTGTAACCAGCAGGTAAATATTGCTGTAAATCTTTCTTAAAATAATGATTAACATTAAGTTTTTGACAAAGATCAATCATCTTTAGCGTGTAATCTTTCCAGTCAGTTGTTTTTGTCATGGGTAAGTAATTTACCCTACCTATTTTAAAGAGGTTGACAAATTGATGAGTTTGCCTTATTATTTCAATACTAGCATCACAATCAAGAGTAGGCTCAAGACTAACCCAAGTAAAGATTCCTGCTTCGTGAAATTTCTTTAAAGTTGCTATTCTATCACTAGCGGGAGCTGCACCAGATTCCCATTTTTTAGAAAATTCATCATCCGTACTTGTAAGAGTTGAAGCAAAAGCATCGCGATCTGAGCGAAATAAATCAATATCCCTTAATGCTCTGTTCCCACCTTTAGTTAAGGTGCAGAAAGAAAGACCATGATTTTTAAGAACTAATAGAGTGCTTCTAGTTAATGAATTATCAAGCGGATGATAAGGATCAGTAGTAAAAGATAGCATGACTTGCTCACTGATACCAGTTTTTTTATATTTTACAGCATCTTTTTCAAGATTTACTAGAAAATCAGGACGAGGGAAAGCTCCTCTATAAAATTCTTGTCTGTCCATTCGTAAGATTTGAGGAACATAGCAATAAGCGCATTTATGGCTACATCCACGATAAGGGTTTGCAGATAAAGTAGCATATTCACCAGCTTGACCTTTTGGAGCGTAGATATAATTGCAACCTTTTACACTGATGCCGTCTTCATTTATTTGTATATTTTTCATAAAATTTTATTATTAAATTGTTAAGTTTTTATTGTTAGTTTTTTAATTGAGTTCAAAGAGCGACAAGTGTAGAAATAAACCAAAACATCACTTTCATTTTTATAAATCGCTTTCCTTATTTTCCTTTCTTTTTTCAAAATATCATCTTTTACTAAACTATCCAAAGCTTTTCTTAATGCAGATTTGAAAGTTCCCGAGGAATAACTTGCTAAAAAATCTGGATGTTTTCTTTCAATTTGAAATTTTAATTCTTTAACTCTAAAATGTTGTTGAAAATCTTCAATTGAAGCAAGCGCAATATGTTTCAACTGTAATTTCTGATTCAACATTAAACTTTTTTGAATACGATTTTGATTTGTGCGTTTATATCTTGCAGATCTTTCTTCTTTTGAGTTGTTATTCGCATAATATCTTTTTAGGTTAAGAATCTGCGTATATTCCATACAACATTCATTCGTGCAAAATTTTCTTGCAGCACCTCTTCTATTCAGAATATCATCAAATTCTTTTTCGCATAATTTACAAACTCTTTTTATAATCATAACTTTATTTTTATTTAAGATTAAAATTTGGTATCATAATATTCATGATACCTTTCTACCTCGAAAGGTAAAATATTTTCAAAATCTTCAACTTCTTCTTTAAAACGCTTCTGTAATTCTAATAATATTTCACAAACTAAATCTTCATCGATAATAGTTAAATTATCATCACAAGATGAATCAATTGTAATTGAGTACTCACCGTAATTAGCATGTAATTTATTCTCTTCTTTATCGAGTTGTACTAATGCAAATCTACCATCTTCTAATTCAACATTTATATATGGATTTTCTAAATCTCTATTGTAGTCAATTGATTTTATTAAATTTTGTTTTGTCATATCTATATTTGAAATTAAAGTTAATATTTATCAAAAAACTTGATGTAATTATTATAAATTTGATAAAATTTAATGTAAAGTATTATTTAAAGTATTTTTAAAATAAATATTATGAGTTGATTTAATTAAATCTAAATATTAATATAAATTCTTTTATAAAATATTAAATTGAATTGATGAAAAAAGAAATAAGCAAAAATGAGTTTATAAAACTGACGGAATCATTGACTAGACATAATGTTGCTAAGCATTTTGGGATTTCAGACATGACAGCTCAAAGGATAGCAGATGAGTTAGGTGTTAATTTTAAGAAATTTAAGCCAACTGGTAGAAGTAAGATAAAATTAATATAAATGTAAAATTAAATGACTAAAAAGAAATCAAAAAGCGAACCAAATCCGAATGGAAGACCAACAATAATGACACCCGAAACTGTCAAGAAACTAAAAGAAGGTTTTGCTCAAGGATTTAGCGTGGATAATGCTTGCATATGGGCAGACATATCAAAACAAACATATTACACCTATTGTGAAAAGGAAGCGGGCTTTTTAGACTATTGCAAGTCGCTTCAAAAAAAGCCGCTTATAAAATCAATCCTTGTAATCAATAAGGCATTGAATGAAGGCGATGTTTCAACTGCTAAATGGTATGCAGAAAGGAAAGGGAAAGATGAGTTTAGTTTGAGATCCGAATTAACTGGAAAAGACGGCGTGGCATTGGTACCCGATCCAATTTTAAGAGATGACATCAGAAAAACAGATTAAATTTAGCGAAATAATCGCACCACAATTTCATCAAGTACACGCTTTAATCAGAGATCAAGATTATTCTGAATTTTGGTTGAAAGGCGGCAGGGGTTCAACTAAATCAACTTTTGCGGCGCTACAATGTGTTGTTGGATTAATTAGCGATAGAAATGCAAATGCAATAGTAATCCGTAAGACCGCTAATACATTGCGAGGAAGCGTCATGGAAACACTATTAGCAGCTATTGACCAATTAGACAGATCAACAAAATTTGATCATATTAAATCACCGAGTGAAATCACTTATTTGCCTACGAATCAAAAGATTATCATGCGGGGACTGGATGATCCTAAAAAGCTAAAATCAATTAAAATTCGTAAAGGATATTTTAAAATTCTTTGGTTTGAAGAAGTTGAGGAATTTACAAGCATGGAGGAAATAAGGAGTGTTAGGCAATCAGTTTTAAGAGGGGGTGAAAAATTTATTACAATTTTTACATTCAACCCGCCACGAAATCCCAATCACTGGATTTATCAAGAAATGAATTATCTTAACCCTGATCGCTTTATTCACCATAGCCATTATAACCAAGTTCCACGCCACTGGCTGGGCGAAGAATTTTTCAAGATTGCAGAAAGGTTAAAAATTAATAATTATGAAGCATATCAACACGAATACGACGGAATCCCTATCGGCAATCCAGAAGAGATTATTTTTAGTGGACATTATGAAGTTAAAGAGTTTGAAGCTCCAGCCACAAATTTAATGTATCAAAATCGCTTTTTCTTTGGTGCGGATTGGGGCTTTGCAAATGATCCATCAACTCTTATTCGTTGCTATATTTTTGGGGAGTGTCTTTATATTGATTACGAGGCTTACGGCTTCCAGACAG